GTTGTGGAGAACAACTTTCAATATATAATGATTCTGGGTTTTGTTCTAATTGTAATGTAAATAAAAAAGAAGTAGATAAAATGTTAAAACAAATAAAGGGGTTTATTGATTATGAACAGCAATGGTAAACCTAAAACAATTTGTGCTATTGATGCAAGCACTACAAGTCTTGCCTTTGCATTATTTAACAATAAAAGACTTACCACAGTTGGAAAAATAAAATTTGAAGGAAATACAAACTATCAAAAAGTAATGGATGCGTGTGCAAAAACAAAAGCATTCTTTGAATACTCTGGTGGCTTTGAAGCAATTGTAATAGAGCACACAGTTTTTATGAATAGCCCAAAAACTGCTGCTGATCTTGCACTTGTTCAAGGAGCGCTTTTAGGGGCAGCAGGTCTCACTGGAACAAAACAAATAGGAACAGTGGCACCAATTACTTGGCAAAACTATTTAGGAAATAAAAGATTAACAAAAGAAGAACAAATAAATATTAGAGCAAAAAACCCAGGAAAGTCAGATTCTTGGTATAAATCTTATGAAAGACAGATTAGGAAAGAAAGGACTATAAAATTAATTGAAATCAACTACGATAAAATTCTTGACGATAATGACGTTGCTGATGCTTGTGGTATCGGCCATTGGGCTATTAATAACTGGAATAAAGCAATGAGAGTGGAAGAATAATGCCAGAGTTAAATGCAAACATACCACCCATAGAATGCTATGTTCGTGGAAACTATTTAAGAAATCAGTTAGATAGTCATGACAAATATTTCCCATGTGTTATATTTGGTGTTGCTAGTATAAAAAGTAGAAGTCCTTTATTTCACATAATGATGGAAGATGGTGGGCTATGGTGGAGATTGCCAATCAGTGCATTTTGTACAAAGCCTGGAGTTCCTGAAGTAGACTTACATAATTTAGTTTTATGGAATGCCTTTAGCCATCACATATCTGTGACTAAATTTGAAAACCTTACAAATCTTAGAATGTCATATATTGACAGAACAAAAACTATAAACAAAGGAACATATTTGTTCACGCTTGACTGGCACAATCCAGATTCTAATGTTTTAGATGATGGTTATTCAGAAAATCCAGCGGAACATAAATGTGGCCATGTTATACAAAGAGATGACGGTAACTTTGCTATACAGCCAAACAATAGAGTTCGTATTTATGAACCTTCTTTTACTTTAAAAAAGGACTATGTTATTGATAGAATAATTAATGATTATAAGTGGGATGTAGAAAATCAAGATAAATGGACCTTAGAAGATTCTAATAGGTTTAACTATGATATTTCTGAAGCAGAAGTTGACAAATAATACCATGGCTGCTAAACTGTATACAAGCGAGGCTTGGCTCCGTAAAAGGTTTGTTATGGACAAAAAGTCTCCACAGGATATTGCTAAGGAATGCGGGACCAGTGTTGAAACTATTTATGTATACCTTGCAAAATTTGGATTAAGGAAATCAAAAAGATGAAGTTAGAGCCAGTATACGAAGATGTTAAAAATTTTAAATGTGATGATCTTTATCTTCACTCAATCGGAGCGCCATCTGGAAATTTAATTTGGAAAACATGTCACTCTATAGCACAAATGCTTATTGAAAAAAATATAGCCTATGGTGATTCTGCTCTTGATCCTGTAAGAATTTTTAGTAAGTCAGATCCAGCAGAACAACTTAAAGTTAGAATTGATGACAAACTAAGTCGCCTCATGAAAGGCACAGACTATCCTGGAGACAATGATATTGATGACTTAATAGGATATTTAGTTTTATTAAAAATAGCAAAGGAAAAAAATGTCAACTGAAACAGAATTAATTGAGCATCTTGATGAAGTTAATAAGGTAGTTACAGAATACCTTAAGGGTCAAGATCCAACAAAAATTTCTAAAGAGTTAGACATTCCACGTACTCGTGTTGTTTCATTAATTAACGAGTGGAAAGTTATGGCTTCTGCCAACGATGCAATTCGTGCTCGTGCCAAAGAGGCTCTTGCTGGTGCTGACACACACTATACAAAACTTATTACAAAAGCCTATGAAGTAATTGATGAATCAAGTATGACTAATAATCTTAGTGCAAAGACTCAAGCAATAAAGTTAGTTATGGATATTGAAAAATCTAGAATTGAAATGTTACAAAAAGCAGGACTTTTAGAAAACAAAGAACTTGCAGAAGAAATGGTTGAAATTGAAAGACGACAAGAAGTTCTTGTTGAAATATTAAGAGACATTGCCTCAACACATCCAGAGGTTCGTGATTTAATTATGAGACGTCTTTCTCAGATTGCCAAAGATGGAGAGGTAATCACAATTGTCCAAGATGTTCAATGATTTTTTAGAAGTTTTAAAAGAAAATCAATTTGATGAAATTCCAGTAGACGCAAAAACATTTGTTGAGTCTGCTGATTATCTTGGTCAGCCACCATTATCTTTAATTCAATATGAAATTGTAGAAGCAATGAGTCAGATTTATCGTAAAGAGGAATTACAAGAAATATTTGGATCTGCTGCTGGCGCTCAATATTTTGATAAATATACTAAAAATGAAATTATTTTGCAACTTGGCAAGGGGTCTGGAAAAGACTTTGTATCAACAGTAGCCTGTGCATATATAGTTTATAAACTATTATGCCTTAAAGATCCTGCTAGATATTATGGAAAGCCAAGCGGGGATGCAATTGATATCATAAACGTAGCAATTAACGCACAACAAGCAAAGAACGTATTCTTTAAAGGATTTAAAACTAAGATAGAAAAATCACCATGGTTTGCAGGAAAGTATAATGCAAAGGCTGATAGTGTTGAGTTTGATAAATCAATTACTGTTTACTCTGGACACTCAGAAAGAGAATCGCATGAAGGTTTAAACTTATTACTTGCAGTCCTTGATGAAATTTCTGGTTTTGCATCTGAAGTTGGAACTGGAAATGAACAAGGAAAGACTGCAGAAAATATTTATAAAGCATTTCGTGGATCCGTAGACTCTCGTTTTCCAGATTTAGGTAAGGTAGTATTACTTTCATTCCCCCGCTATCAAGGTGACTTTATTTCTAAAAGATATGAAGATGTTATTGCAGAAAAAGAAACTATTGAAAAGAAACACCTTTTTATTATGAACGAAGATTTGCCACATAATGATCCAAGCAATCAATTTGAAATTTCATGGGAAGAAGATACAATACTTTCTTATAAAGTTCCAAAAGTTTTAGCACTTAAAAAAACAACATGGGATGTAAACCCTACTAGGAAAATAGATGATTTTAAATTAGCATTTTACACAGACCTTGGCGATGCCATGATGCGCTTTGCATGCACACCAACATTTGCATCAGATGCATTTTTTAAACAAAAGGATAAGTTAGAAAAATGTATGACATTAAGAAACCCAGTTGATAACTTTAGAAGATTTGATGAATCATTTAAGCCTGACCCAGAAAAAATATATTATATCCATGCTGACCTTGCACAAAAACACGATAAGTGCGCTGTAGCAATTGCTCACGTAGACAAGTGGGTAAACATTCAGGTTATTAAAGATTATCAACAAGTAGCGCCAATGGTTATTGTTGATGCAGTTGCTTGGTGGGAACCAAAAGCAGAAGGTCCAGTTAATTTATCAGAAGTAAAACAATGGATTATTAATTTACGCAGACAAGGTTTTAACATTGGAGTTGTTTCATTTGACCGTTGGCAGTCATTTGATATTCAGCAGGAATTAAAAGCGGTAGGCATAAAGACCGACACCGTCTCTGTTGCTAAAAAACACTACGAAGACTTAGCAATGATGATATATGAAGAGAGAGTTGCAATACCAAGGATTCCTTTATTACTGGAAGAAATGTCAGAACTCAAAATTATGAAAAATACTAGAGTTGACCATCCACGTAAAAAATCTAAGGACCTAGCAGATGCTGTATGTGGCGCTGTGTTTGGAGCAATATCACATACACCTAAAGATTCTAACCATGAGATTGAGATTCACACTTGGTCTACCTCTACACGACTTGCAGAGAAGCAGAGGGCTATGGTAGAATTAGACAACAAGGAAATGCCTAACGATGTTAGAGATTTTCTTGACAGATTAAATATAATATAAACTAACAAGGAGAATAATGAATTCATTTAAAAAAATCGCTTTAGTTATGGCTGCAGCCGTGACAAGCACATTTTTTGTTGCAATTCCACAGGCTCAAGCAGCGGTAACTAACGGATACGTATTATCCGATTCGTTGGCTGCAGGTGCTCGTGGTGTAACAGTATTAGCAGACACAACCAAAGCAGAGGCTGGAGTTAATGCGGTAGTCGTATTAACCACTAGCGATACTTTGGCTGCAACAGCAGACGATAACGTAACGTTAGAAGTTGCTGGTCCTGCATCATTTACTGACTACACAGCAGCAGGATCAAACCCTACAGGGGTTACACTTACCAGTCTAGGTAAGTTATTTACATTTACAGCAACTACAACCGCAGCAGTAAACTTACCTACAAATGTTAAGTTAACTGTTAATGGTGCAGGCACTGTAACTGTAACTCAAAAGAAGAAGGTTGGATCAACCACTTCTACAATTGATATTAAAACAATTTACGCAGGAACAACTGCAAAGACAAATGTTTTGTCTGTAGCAGATTCTTATGTTCGTGTACAAGATACATCAACAGCAGGAACTCTAACATCTAGCGTAGATGTTGCTACAGCAACTAGTGTTACAAACACTGGCACAGGATATATTAATGTTCGTGCAATGGATGCTTATGCAGCACAACTATCAACTAGTGGTGTAATTCAAGCAAGCGCAACTGGTGGTGCGGTAGTAGCATGGGATGCTGCTCCAAGCACACAAGTTAACGCAGCAGCCAAAACTGGTACTGCTGGAGTTTTATATGTAGTTCAAGGAACTGCAAATGAAAACAAACCAGTAACTACAACAGTTACAATTACATTTAATGGTACAGTTCTTGCAACAAAGACCATTACATTTACAGGTCGTGCAGCATCTATCCTAGTAACAGGAGCAGACATTGCACAATCTAACGGAGCACGTACAGGAACCTATGACTTTGTAGTCAAGGATTCTGCTGGCAATCAGTTGGCGAGTATTACTCCAAGCGCTGATACAACCAAGTACACATCTCAAGTAACATCTGTTTCTGTAGGTGGAGCATCATCTGCTACTGCCGTACAAACAGGTGGTTGGACATGTGCTTCAACATCAGGTTCAGCAACAGTACGTCTTTCATATACCCACACAGATGCAACAGTTATTTATTCAAATGACTTTATTGCAGCATGTGCTAGCGGTGTAAATAAGTACACAGCAACTCTTGATAAAAAAGAGTACAAGGCTGGAGAAATTGCAACACTTACAATCTCAGCAACAGATATTAATGGTGCTAAGGTTTACGGTGCAGCAACTCTAGGCGCTGGTGTAGCAATTTCAGGTGGACAGTTAACAGCAGTTTCTGCTGCAACTTCTGCAGATGCATTTGATGCCGATGGATCAAGATTAATTAAATTTACAGTAGGTAATACTGCTGGATCATATAATTTAATTGTAGATCTACCAGCATACGTAGCAACTGATTCAGCAAAGGTAGTTTCTTACTCCGTTGTTGACTCTTCAGGCTCAGTATCTAATGCTGAAATCTTGAAGTCAATCGTTGCACTTATTGCAACAATCAACAAGCAAATTGCAGCACTACAGAAATTAATTCTTTCAAGGAAGTAATTTCTTAATAAAATTAGAGGGTAGATTAATTTCTACCCTCTTTTTTTATGATTAAAAATGGTATAATTACTAATATAGTTATACATTGGAGATGCCCCTTAATTGAGTAAACTAAAACGAAGACTATTAATAGCCTTTGGGGTAGGTTTATGCGTAACAATTTTTGGAATAATGGCACCAGACCATGCTGGCGCTACAGAAAATCAAGAACAAGTTGTTGTAAGTCCTGCTCAACAAGCAGTTAACTCTGCCCTTTCTACTGCTACAACAGAGGTCCAGCAAGCGATTACAGCCACAAACAACGCCTTAGTAGAGGTAACACAAGCACAAACCGAATATTCCCAAGCCCAATCTGTCACGGCAGAAATAACATCAAAAATATCTCTGGCTAATGCAGAAGTAAATAATGTTCAAACCGCTATTAATACTATTAGTAGTGTTGATTTATCTGTTACCCCAATAGATCAAAGTTCTCAGGTAGTTCAAGATGCAAAGGCTACAGTAACTGTTGCAACTACCGCTATAAATAATATAACAACACAAATAACAGAGGCTCAGACAGCAATATCTGAAGCCGTTGCAGCAAAAACAGAAGCGTCTACCGCACAAGCAACTGCACAAACCGAACTAACTCAAGCAAACCTTGCTATTGATGCTGCTCAAACAGCAGTCAATAATTTACAAGCCACTATTGGAACTAGCACAAATGTTTTGGCTGGAGTAGATGATGCTGGTGTTCAAATGAATCTTCCGTTCGGAATGCAAATGGGTGGAACTGTTTACAACAATGTATTCGTTGGATCAAATGCAACAATAACATTTGGAACAAATGAAGGATGGGTTTATCATACAACTCCAGGAGCACCTTCAGTATCTATTGCTGGATGGGACTGGACTACTTGGAGTACAGGAACTGGAATTACATATTCAACCACTGGAACAAGTTTAGATATTGCTTGGGATTTAAGACCATTTCCACAACAAGATGCTTCTACTCAAATGGTTCAGGTAAGATTTAATGCTGATGTAAATCCAAATGATGGTGCATGGATGGCAAATGTAACTGCTAATGGACCAATACCAGATCAAGCGAGATTTAATGTTAGAGAAACAACCAACGGTGCACTTATTCCAATTACAGATACTAATGTTGGAGCAGGTTTTGCTGGACAAATAAGTCAAGGTGCAGCATTTACTCCGTATGTAGACCCAAATACAGAAACAGTTCAGGCAGCGGTTGACTCAGCAAATGCAACTATTGCACAATTAAACTCAAGCCTTACTCCAGTAGTTGCTCAAAATACTACAAACACATCTAATATAAATGCTATTAATACTACATCTTTAACCAATACGGTAAACTCAGCGGTATCAACAAAGACATCTCTTGAGTCATCATTAAACACTAAATCAAGTCAACTAGTTACTGCAATTAATAACAACATTCCAACCCCTGCCCCAATAATTTCAACTCCAATTGTTGCAGGAACTACCGCAACTATTACACCATC